AAGAACGGATCGAACCGCCTCGGCACAATCGAGCTTGATCTTTTCCTTGTCCTTTTTGTACTTTGCCTGCGCTAGTTTCCCAGCAAAGAACTTGATGGTATCTGCGACGGTTCCCCGGAGGTGCTGTTCTCGATTAAATGCTGAAACAAGTCCATCAGCTTTATCTGCCCGTTTTTGGTTTTCGTCGACAGCAAGCACGTTACCGGCATCTTGCACACGTTCAGCACGCCTTTGGTTTGCCACGGCTCGATAATCGTTCGCGGTCTGTTGCAAAGCACGCGATATGAAAGTTTCGAGTTCGACTTCTTGATCGAACGTCGAGCGTTCTTCTTCCCATTCGCCAAAAAGATCGGTCCCTCTGTCGGTAAACTTCCCCGCATTTGCCATCTTCTTAGCCATCTGTTCAATTTCTCGATTGCTCCAATCCTTACCGTTTAGATCGTCTTGTTCGAGCTTTTTGAACAACTTGTTTTGCGTCTCGTGATTGCTCAAATGTTTTGCGACGGCTACGGCTCGTGGTTCATCGAGTCGTCCTTCGGTGAGCATCTGAAAAGGCTTGTCGGCCAAATTTTTTAGAATCCCGGCTTCCTCAGCGACTTTACCCTTGAGCGATATTCCAGCTTCGGCAAAGTGGTCAAGATCGTGGCCAGAATCTCTCAGATACTTGGCAGCATCAACACTCGATCCACGCCCCTCAGCGATGTTTGCTAGGGCTCCCTTGGCACGAGCTTGTCTAGGTGAATCTGCGTCGATGTAGCGAACATTTAATTCCTTAGCTCCGAGGCGATTTGCCAAGTGGTGACGATGGTGGCCGTTGACAACATAATCCTTGCCGCTTTCCGGATCTCTCCAAACAAGCAAAACGCCAGCCATTTCAGGGTTCCACTTCCCAACACTCTTTAGTTCCTCGGTGACACCGCTAGCGTCGATGTTTTTGACCTTGTATTGAAACCGACTTGGATCGACGTGTAGAGATTCGGTTGGTACGGTGTAGGTGTCGCGATTGTTGACAATCTTTGGCGTTCCGTCTTCGCGAAGCGGATTGGCTTCCTCATCCGTTTGCACGATCGCGCCATGTAGCCTTGAAGCAATCTTTTCGATCAAGGCTTGTTTGACTCGACCACCTGCCCGAATGCCGTGTTCCTTTTGGAGTGATCGGAGCTGCTTGACGGTCAAAATTGATAGGTGTTCAGTGACCGTTTTTAGACTGCTTGGAGTTCGCTTGCCCTTCAATGCTTCGCGAATTGTCGCTTTTGCTGCGTGTACCGCATCAGCAGAATTTTTCTCGATAAATCGCCCGTCTTGGCCTCGTGGATGGTCAATAGACTTCCACACGCCCATTCGGACAGCGCTACCAAAAATTTCGTCAAAGTGAGATTCAGCGTCTTCGCCGAACAGATCGGTCAGGATTGCCGCGATGATACGCGCTTTTTTTTTCACGTCATCGCTAGTCTTAGCGTCGATTGCCATTCGTGCTGCTCGCAGCCATGGAGTAGCCTGATACACGCCACGACCAATCGAGTCGAACAGTCCCATACGCTGTCCCTGCTGCGTTGGGTCCATCATCGACGGGTCTATTCCTCCGGATGGGTCCATCATAGAGGGGTCCATTCCTCCCCCGGACGGGTCCATCATAGACGGGTCCATCCCTCCACCAGCTTGTCCTGGGCTGCGTTGTTGCTCCATGGCTTGCTCGGCCAATGGTCGATGCTGGACTGTGAACGGAATCACCTTACCCCAATTGTTGATGATTCCTGGTTCGAGCAACTGTTCGCGAATGTCTCGCAAGATTGTCGTTACCCATGGATCGAGAGTCGCGTAAAGGATTTGCATTGGGATTAGTCTCCCTTGCCAACTTCCCGCATCATCGGCTTTCAACACGCCGTCAGGCACTCCCATACCGCGCAGCATTTCGCCGTCTAGGTCGTCTGGATACGTCAAGATATGGCTTGGGTTTGATGGGACGGTCGCACGAGTCAACTCCCACATTTTATGGCCTGCGTCGTCGTAGACTTGTGGAGTGGTAGTTACTCCCCCGGCCTCAATTTGCTCGACAATTTCGCGCGCTAATTCGCGATTCGGCACTTCTACCGGATTCTCGATCGTGCCGATGTTTGTTTGCCCTTCGGGGTAGCCTAAATCGGCCCCTCCATAGGCATCCTTGTGCATGAACAATCGCCGAACATCGATTGCACCGCCGTCTAAGTGTTTGTCGGCCCAAGCGCGATAAGATCCCCATAACACGGTCTGACCATACCATTCGCCTGGGCGTGGCTTGAATGCGTGGTAGAAACACTCAGGGAAGTGAAGATCAACAAATCCTTCGGGCGCGTTTTTCACGCGATTGAATCGAGCCCCGCATGGTCGCCCTGTATCATCGTTGATTAAGCAGCGAATGTCCGTTGGATGTCTTTCTTCGATGGCAACGATTTCCCAAAGGTTGTCATATTCCTCGGAACGTTGCCAAATGACTTCCATGCCAGTCCAGCCGTAGGTTTGAGCCTCTGTGATATGCTCCAAGGCAATTCGCCACAAGGTAAGCAGTTGCCGCATTACCCAGGCCCCCACAGCTTCGTCTTGGCACATTACACCAATTTGCCACTGACCGTTGGCCTTGTATCCAAACTCGACTCCCTGCAAAACACTACGCCGCGCGGCGAGCCCGATTTGAATGGTTTCATCCAACAACATTTGCTCAATCAACTGAAAACTCAGCGGTGGCAATCGTTGATGTCTGCGGAGCCACCAAGTTTGAATTGGATGGTAGGATCGAGTTTTGGCGCTTGGCTTGTTGGTTTTTAGCTTCTGATTCATAGCTTCCCGCATTTTTTCTCGACGAATTTCGTAAGAGCTACAGATTGAGCCTCACGAGCAAGGTTTTCATCTTCATAGGCAGTCTTCCATAACTGATAGACCGCTTCGTAATCTGTTGGGTCGTATTCGCCAGACTCGATTTTTCGAATCGCTTTGATTCTCGATAGATTCAGTTCGAGCCCTATCAACTGGCCGTGTGTCAACTGGTAGGGGTTGATTCCGTACTCGGCAGCGATGTTGGCGTGGAGTCGGTGTTTTTTTTTAGGCCTTCCTCGATTTCACTTAATCGAGCCCAAAGCTGATACGCGACGTTGACCGAGCAATTTACGCCCATCGTTTTCAGTTGATCGCGTAGGGCAGCAAGAAACTCTCTCGTCGCGAATACCTTCGTTCCTTCTCGACGCAAGCTGAATTGATTTTCTAAGTCCTGACAAAGCAGACGCAATTCAAGAACATCGATCGATACCGGTTTTACCTGCCCGGTTGCATCCTTGATCCCCACCTGAACTAATTCATCCGTAAATTCAAGCATCAGTTTTTCCTCCTAACTGTTGTTGCCTGGACTTGATTGATGGCCATTATAGCCCGACCCATTGGTTTGTACGCCGCTATTCATTGTTTCCTTCGACAGATCGCCAGCGGCATAAAGCAAATCCCATTTCGCTCCGTGGACTGGCTGACAGTAAAAGATTCCCAAGAATACTGGTTTGAAGTCGCGTTCAAGCAGCTTCAATTCAATACCAGCGATTTCTAGGCGAGGCATTGGAACCTCGTACCCGACTCGAATTGCCTCTCCCTTGAAGTGGACTCGCGTAATCTGTCCGGAGTTACTCGGGAGAACGGTTTTGGTTTCTTTTCTGCCTTGCCTACGCTTGATTCCGCCCAAATCGTTCAGATTGATAACCCCGTCCTCCAGTGCCTCAGGTCCTAATGGAATCCATTGATCCTGATACATCGACGACTGTTGAATTCCGATTTGTGCCTGAAAGTGTGCCCAGCTTTCTTCCGGAGTGGGAAGCGAATTGCACAAAGGCCCCTGCGATGGCGTGAGAACATCAAAATGCGGGTGGTAATCATCATCAATTACCGGAAGATCCTGATTTTCCAGATTGGTCAACCGGTCTTGTTCGTTCGGCAATGCTTTGAGATTGGCTATTCCTCGTGGTTCCTCGATCTCGTGTACGGAGCGCTCCCACGGGTCCCATGTAAGAGTTACGGGCTGAAATATGCCAGCGTTGTATAGCCAGCTACCAAGATCGTTGAGCCCCCTGTAGGCGACCGATGCGGAAAATTCAGTACCGAATATCGATTCCTCTACCTCGATTTCCTCAATGAGAATCTTCACGCCCTGGGCGCGTGTGTGATTCAATCGCTTGCCTACGATCGACTGAAACACAAACCAAGCGTAAGCAGTTGGTTGATTTGCTGCGACCTCGCAACGGAAGGATATTTGATTCCGTGTCGTTGCGAGTTGGCTCCGCGACCGGCTAGCGCGGTGGGTGCAATTGATTTCGACTACACCGGGGGGATAGGGTTGCCTCGTTCGAATTTGATCGTCGATCATGGAAAAACTTAGGGTAGCTTTATCCTCGGACAGCTCAAATTCCTGTCTTCTCGTAAATCCCTCCGGCTTTTTGATCTTGATTCGTTCTCGATAGTCGTCAGCGTTGTGAGCGATCTGGTTAGCGTTGTAATCGTCTCGCTTCATCGGAACAGTCAATCGGCCAGATATTGTGCGAGTCGTCCATCCACGATCGTCGATGCTATATCGAGCGCCATAAGTGAACGAAAGAATTTCGCCAAGTTCCAGCTCTGCGTTGTTGGCGAAAAACACATTGCATTCGCATTGCCAAGCAACTGCGACGGCGGTGTTTTCTGTCGATGCCGCCATGGGTTCGAAGCGTATCACTCGGGGATGCGGACCTCCTTGCAAATCGGGCAAAGCGGACGTTGATCCACCAATTGTCAGCGTCTCCCCAAATCCACATTCTTCGATTACCAACTCAAGGCCGGGCTTGCTGAGTCTTCGTTTGATGTTTTCAATGGAATCAGCAATATCAACTGCTACGATACTATCGACGCTAATCGATAGTCTATGATGAGTCACTTGTCGGTTCGTTGGGTCATAGACGGGAGTAATCTCGACGTTTCGCTTTGACCCAATACCAAGATCGATTCCGTCATAGGTAAGCGTGTCCGCCATTAGTGATGCCCCCCAGCTCCATCGAGTGCCGCCTCGAATGCTTGCTTGAGTGCCAGCTTGTCGATTTTTGCCGGTTGCCCCCAAGCATCGTTCAAAGCATCTAGCATCGGATCGTTTTTCAACGCATCATCGAGTTTCTTCTTTTTCTCGTCAGTCAGAAACTCTTTCCATCGCTTTGACATTTCATGCTCTAACTCTCTGATTTTGGCATCCTCGGCGGCTTCGTTACCTGCAAGATTTAGCCAATCAGCTAGGTACGCTGCTGCTAATTGGACGCTTTGATAGGTCAGCGTCACGCCCTCGCCTGTTTTTTCTACGCCGTATGCAATTCCCTCGATCACTGGAACAAGTGTTGAAAGCAAATCAATCAATGGGTCGGTAAGTGACTCACCAAGTTTTTCGAATGCCATCGACAGCTTATCCTGGGCTCCAACTATTGATGCTAACGTACTGCCTCGTTCCTGCCCTCTTTCAACCTTGTGCAACTCTCGACGAACTTCCCCCTCGGCCATGGTCTTTGCTATTTCGCCTGAGTATTCTTCAAGGCGTTCTGCTTCTTCTCGGGCTGCATCGCCAAGGAGTTTCAGACCCACAACCACACCGGCAGCAGCTACGGCAAAACCACCCACGATTAAGGTTGTTCGCGACAAACCGGCCGTCAAGTCTTTCAACATGCCGCTAAAGCCTGTCGCGGTTTTTACGGCTCCCTCGGTTCCTGCTGCTTCGGCTGCAACTGCTGACTCAGCAACTCCCGCTGTACTGGCTGCTGCTGTCTTTTCTGCAGCGCCAACTGTCGCGGTCGGTTGAATTGAAGTTGTTGCCGATGGTGGCAAGGGTGGCGGTTGGCTTGATGCTGTTGCTGTTGGTGGCAATG